TTCGCAGAGAAGATACTAGAATGCGAACCGATACTCAGGCCCATGACACAGTTATTAAGACTCAAACTCAGCTAGAAGTGGAGCAATTAAAGGCACAACTGGCTTTAGTCATGGCCCAATTAGATTTAAGAAGTGAAAGAGCAGCATTAGATGAAACAATCGAAAGAGGCATTTAACAATCGGAGGAAATATGCCAACAATTACAGGTGATAATGCATTAGAGTGGAAAATGAAAGAAATGGCTCGCAGAGCTGGCAAGAAATATGAGCCAGCCCAGCCTGTCAATCCATTCGCAGGATTAGATAAAAAGGCTTTGAAAGAACAAAAATCTTTATTAAAGTCTGCTGCTAAAGAAACTAAAAAAGCATCTAAAGCGGAATAAATAGACAAGAATTATTTTTAGTAGTATTTTTAACTTAAATTGGAGCTTGAGAAATCATGGCCGAATCAGAAGTTGTAAGAGAAGCATCAAATGTAATAACAAGTGACAATGCAACAACCTTTTATGCAGAAAGATTAGGTTTAGCTGACCAAGAACCTCAAGCTGAGGCTGAATCTGTAAAGAAAGATTCAGAGCCAGAACAGGAACAGGAACAGAGTGAACCAGAAGCAAAGGAAGAAGCTAAGAAACAAGACCCTGAAAAGTCTAAAGATAAGCTAAATAAGCGATTCGATAAGGTAACTCAAAGAGCTAAACAAGCGGAAGCTGAAGCTCAAGAGCTTAGAGAAAAGCTAAGGAGTTATGAAGCAAGGGTAAACCCTGAGCAACAGGAACAAAAACCTGTAGTTGAAGGTAAACCTAGAGCAGACCAGTTTAATGATGCTTATGAATATGCAGAGGCATTAGCGGAATGGAGTGCAGAAAATGCTTTATTGCGAAGGGATGCAGAAGAAGCTAGTCGCAAAGCTCAAGAAGCTGAAGCCAAGAAAATAGAATCTTGGAATAAGAAGCTTGAAAAAGCAAAAGAAGAAATGCCTGATTTTGACCGAATTGTTCAATCAAGTGATGTAGTGGTTAGCGATGAAATCAAAAAAGCAATTCTTGAAAGTGATGTAGGGCCTCAAGTCTTATATGCACTTGCTTCTGATGAAGATTATGCTCGCAAATTAACAGAAATGGATTCTGTTAAAGCTCTGAAAGAAATTGGCAAACTTGAGGCTAAGTTTGAAGCTAAGGCAGAAAAGCCAAAAGCTGAAAAAGTAAAGGCGATTGTTTCAGGAAGTAAAGCACCTGACCCTATCAGACCGCTTAGTGGTGGCAAAGTTGGAGCAGATATTCTTGTGGACACCAATGGTGAATTTCATGGGACTTATGCACAATGGAAAGCTGCAAGGCAATCTGGCAAGGTTAGATAAACCTAATTTTTTTGGAGATTTAAAATGTCAAATACTTTATTGACGATTAGCAAGATTACTAATGAGGCCTTAATGGTTCTCGAAAATGAATTAACTTTCACTTCTGAAGTTGACCGCAACTATGATGACCAGTTCGCTGTAGTTGGCGCAAAAATTGGCGCAACAGTCAATGTCCGCAGACCAGGCCGTTTCATCGGTACTACTGGCCCTGCATTGAATGTGGAAGATTTGAATGAAACTTCTGTACCTGTAACTTTAAGCACTCAGTTCCATGTGGATACTCAATTTACCACCCAGGACTTAGCTTTGTCTTTGGATATGTTCTCTGACCGCATCCTTAAGCCAGCCGTTGCAGCTATTGCCAACAAAATCGACTTTGATGGTACTACTACAGCAGCATTGAACACAGCAAACATCGTTGGTACTGCTGGTACTCCTCCAACTGGCTTGTATACATACTTGTCAGCACAGGCTTACCTTGATTCTGAAGGCGCACCTCGTGATGGTCGTAGAAGCTGTATCGTTGAGCCATTTACATCTGCAACTATTGTTGATAGCTTGAAAGGCTTGTTTGTTCCTAATGACAAGATTGGTATGCAGTATGAAAAGGGCTTGATGGGTCGCGATTCTGGCGGTATGAACTGGAAACTTGACCAAAACATCGTGTCACAAACTTTTGGTAACTTCTCTAGCTCTACTGTTACTGCTTCTGTTGCAACTACAACTGCAACTGGTTTCTTGACTTCTGGTTGGGCTTCACAATCCACAATCACTTTGACTGCTGCTAATACTGGCACAATCAACTTGAATGCTGGTGATACATTCCAAATCGCTGGTGTGTATGCAGTTAACCCACAAAATCGTCAAGCTTATGGCACAAACAAACTTCGTTCATTTGTAGTTAAGTCTGCTGTTTCTGTGGCTTCTGGTTCTTCTGTTTCTGTAACTGTTTCTCCTGCTGTTATTAGCGGTGGTCAGTTCCAGAATGTGAGCATCCCTAGCCCATCAGCAACTGCTGCTGTGACATTCTTTGCATCACAATACAATGCAAGTGGAAATGGTATTGTTTCTCCACAAAACATCGTAATGCACCGCAATGCATTCACAATGGCTATGGCTGACTTAGAGTTGCCTGAAGGTGTTCATTTTGCTGGTCGTGCATCAGACAAAGAAATTGGTCTGTCCATGCGAGTCGTGCGCCAATACACTATTAACAATGATTCGATTCCGACTCGTGTTGATGTTCTGTATGGTTGGGCCCCACTCTACCCAGAGTTGGCTTGCCGAGTAGCAGCTTAATAAACGGAGGGGCGAAAGCCCTTCCCTTTTAACTAAATTTAAGGAATAAAATCATGGCAAATCCAGGCCCAGCAGTCCAAAATTCGACCCACCCATCGAACCTAAATAGCCAACAGGCTTTGCGAGTTTTAGGTGTGTTGAAAGGTGTTTCAACCGCAGCAGCAGCAGACTTTGCTGTTCAAATTAACAACAGCGCACTTTATGTTCCTGTTTCAGTAGTGGTAGCTAATGCTAACAATGCTGGCGCAACACAATCTGTAGCTTCTGTTAATTTAGGTGTTTACACAGCAGTTAATAAAGGTGGCACAACAAGTATTTTGACAGCAGCAGCTTTGACAGGTCAAACTACTCCATCTTATGTAACTATTTCAGCAGCTTCAAATCCTAATACAGCACAATCAGCACAAACTGTATATGTAAATATCTCTACGGCATTCGCTACTGCGACTGTTGATGTGTATATTTATGGATATGATTTAAGCCCAGGTTTCTATTAAGAATCCATGAAGTAAAAGAAAAAAGCCATGCCCAAAAAGTGTGGCTTTTTTTCTTGAATAACCTATAATTGAATTACCTTATTTAAAGGAAAAATTATGTCTAAGACTACTGTTTGTCGTGGCAATATCATTGCCCAATCCATTGTCCAAGTAACACTCCCATCAACAACTATTTCAGGCACAACAACAGATGTAACTTTAACTGTTCCTGGTGTTCAGCCTAATGATTTTGTTCAAGCTGCTTTTGATGCTGCTTTGGTAACTGGTATTTCTATTGGAAATGCTTATACCAATACAGCAAATCAAGTTGTTGTTCGATTGGTAAACTCTACTGGTTCTTCAGCAACTCAAACTGCTGGTAATTTATTGCTTAAAATTTCTACTTGCGAAGATAGTCCTATCCCAGCTAGTGTAGTTTAAGGAGTTAAAACATGGCTTATGATTCAGCTTTTGCGCCTTTTGGCCCAACTTACCTAGTAAGCACTTCTCCTGTTCAGGTTAAGTCGAATAACAATGTGTACCCTTCAGGGTATCGGATTATCAATTTAACCAATGGATTGGTTCGAGTGGGCTGGTCACCACAAGAGCCAGGCGATGCTACAGTAACTCCTGCTGCAACAACTCCTACAGCTACTGGTATAGCTAATGTGCTTACTATTCAGCCTAATGGAGTTGGTGTATTTAGCGGTATCCCACCAAATGCTTGGTTTATTGCAGGAACAGCTACTAGCCTTGAAATTACCCCTGGTGAAGGAATTGCATAATGAGTTCAAATCAAGTAGCTTCTACAGTAACAGTTCAAAATGTGCCTGTTCAGGCCCAGTTTAATTCTGCTGGTGTTTGTTTAGGTTTAGTAGGCCCAGGAGGTCAATTTTTTAGCCCTCCTCTTACTGGCGATACCATTAACCCTTCTGTATTTCAAATGGGTGGTAATTTGCTTGCTAGTAGCGCAACTTTGCCTAGTCTTGGTTCAGGATGGGGTACAAGTCCAACTATTACAGCAGCCAATACAATGTGCTTTAAGATTGTTGTTGGTACTGGTGGCGCAGCCAATGGTTCTATTACTTTGCCAACTGCAGTAAATGGCTGGCTTGCTTTTGCTGCTGATGTAACTAATGGTAATTCATTGTTCTTGCAGTTAACAGCAAGCTCAACTACTTCAGTTACATTTACAAGCTATTCTGTAACAACAGGTGCTGCTACAAATATGTCTGCTGGAGATGTTGTTTTAGTTAATTGTTTCGCTTATTAAGGCTTAAACATGGCTAATCCAGCCAATTCTGTAGTTCAGAATTTGTTGCCTGTTCAGGCTTACTTTGATGTTTATGGAAATTTTCAAACTTTCATAGGCCAAGGTAAGCCTTTTTATGCAACTATTAATCCTATTCAATCAGGGTTAACCATTACTAATAGCACTATTGATAGTTCTATTATTGGTGGTTCTGTTCCTGCTGCTGGTTACTTTACAAGTATTGCTACCACTACAGGCACTATTGCAAATAGTCCTGTTAATGCTATTGATATTGCTAATAAACTTTATGTTGATACTGTAGCTCAAGGCTTAAATCCTAAAGCTGCTTGTAAAGTAGGCACTTTAACCAACATTACTTTGTCAGGTCTGCAAACCATTGATGGTTATTCAGTATTAGCTGGTAACCGAGTATTGGTAAAAAATCAAAATACAGCATCTGAAAACGGCATCTATGTAGCCTCTGCAAGCGCATGGACTCGTGCCGTTGATATGGATGTATGGGCAGAAGTGCCAGGGGCTTACACAGTACTTTTAAACGGCTCACAAGCCAATACTGGCTGGGTATCTACCTCTGCTGATACTGGAACTATTGGTGTAACTCCAATTACCTTTGTTCAGTTCTCTGCCTTGGGTACTTATTATGCTGGTATAGGGTTAACCCTATCTGCTAATACTTTTAGCATTACCAATACTGGTGTTACTGCTGCAACTTATGGCTCGGCAAGTTCTGTTCCTGTAGTAGCCGTAAATGCTCAAGGGCAAATCACTAGCGCAACCAATACCTCTATTGCTATTGGCGCAAGTCAAATTACTAGCGGAACAATCGCTTCTAGTTTAATTAGTGGCTCATATACAGGAATTACAGGAGTTGGCACTCTTACAGCAGGAACATGGAATGCGACCCCTATTGCTAACAGTTATTTAGCAAACTCTAGCATCACTATTAATGGTAATGCGGTTTCTTTGGGTGGCTCGACTACTGTTACAGCCAATACCCCTAACTCAGTAACTTTTAATAATAGCGGTACTGGTGGCGCAACTGGCACTACTTTTAATGGCTCTGTAGCTCAGACTATTTCCTACAATACTATTGGCGCACCTTCTACAACAGGAACAGGCGCATCAGGCACTTGGGGAATTGGTATTACAGGAAATGCTGGGACTGTAACCAATGGAGTTTATACAACAGGGTCTTATTCAAATCCTAGCTGGATTACCTCAATTTTAGGCTCTATTGTTAGCGGTGCTGTAGCAACAGCCACTTTAGCAACATCAGCGACCAATATTGCTGGCGGTACTGCTGGTGCTTTAGCTTATCAATCAGGCGCAGGAGCTACTTCATTCCTAAGCCTTGGCACTACAAACTATGTATTAACTGCTGGCGCAACTGCACCGCAATATGTGGCTCAATCTACTTTATCTGTAGGCTCTGCAACTAATGCGACAAATGCTACTTATTTAGCTGGTGGAAGCGCAGGGGCAATTCCTTGGCAATCTGCCACAGGAGTAACAGGATTTACTGCTGCTGGTACTACTGGTCAGTTTTTGCAATCTAATGGCACAGGAACTCCTACTTGGGCAACTCCTGTTTCTTATGCGACTGTTACCGATGACACCACTACAAATAGCACTCGTTACCCTCTGTTCGCTAATCAAACAAGCGGAAGCCTTTCAACAGAATATACAAGCTCTACTAAGCTTCAATACAACCCTTCTACTGGGGTGTTTACATCCATTTCATTTAGTGGAGCAGGAACAGGATTAACTGGCACAGCCTCTGGTCTTTCTATTGGCGGTAATGCTGCAACTGCAACAACAGCTACAAGCGCAACTACAGCTACAAACCTAGCTGGCGGTGCTAATGGCTCAGTTCCCTATCAAACAGGGTCAGGAACTACAACTTTCTTAGCTGCTGGTACTAATGGTTATGTCATGACTTTGTCAGGCGGTGTTCCTACATGGGCTGCTGCTGCATCATCAGGCATCACCATCACTGACAATACAACCTCAGTTTCTACTTATTACCCTGCAATGACCACCGCTACAAGCGGAACAATTACAGGGGAAACCACCAGTTCTACTAAATTAAGCTTTGTGCCAAATACAGGCACTTTAAGCGCAACATCATTTAGTGGTGCTGGCACAGGCTTAACTGGCACAGCTTCTAGCTTGTCTATTGGTGGAAATGCACTAACTGCTACAACTGCGACCAATTTAGCTGGTGGCGCAAATGGTTCATTGCCTTATCAGACCGCTTCAGGAACTACAACATTCTTGACCGCAGGCACAAATGGCTATGTTTTAACCCTTGCTGGTGGAGTCCCAACCTGGGCAGCCTCTAGCGGTGGTTTAACCATTACTAGCACCACCACTAATGCAACCTATTATTTAGGCTTTCAATCTGCCACTAGCGGTTCTACTAGCACAGATTATGTAAATACAAGCATTAAAGTGAACCCATCTACAGGCGATTTGACAACTCCTCAAATAGTCGCTTCTAATGGATTAATTGTTAGTGCTAAAACCAATACAGCTTCTTATACAATCGCAACTGGCAATAATGCGATGAGTGTTGGGCCATTTACAACTGCAGCAGGAACTACAATTACTGTTTCTGCTGGTTCTCGCTGGGTTATTTTATGAGCACTCCTAAAATAGTTTTAAGTGGCGATACTTCAGGTGCTATTAGTGTAGTAGTGCCTGATGTTGCTGGAACTAATACTCTTACAATTCCTGCTGCTACAGGCACAATGATGCTTGCTTATACAGCCTATACAAACTCATTAGGGGCTGATGTTAGCTTAACAAGTGGTTCTTATATTGATGGCCCAACTGTTTCACAAGGTACAACAGGCACTTGGTTTGCTAGTGGAACTGTAGTTGTTCGTGACCCAACTAATGCTAACTCAAACTGGAGTGCTAAATTATGGGATGGCACAACAGTTATTGCTTCTTGTCGTGTTAATGGCCCATTACAGAATGGTAACTACACAATTTCATTGTCAGGTTACATTGCTAGTCCTGCTGGAAATATCAGAATAAGTGTAAATGCTACAACTTATTCAGGAACTTCTATGCTTTACAACTCATCAGGTAACAGCAAAGACAGCACAATTACTGCTTTTAGGATTGCATAATGTCTACAACTATAAACATCGGAACAACTACAGGCACAGCTTTTAGTGTTACACCTGATACTTCAGGTAATTTAGCTATTACTGCAACTGGTGGAGTTATTGATGCTTCTAGCACAGTTGGCGCATTAGTTTTGCCTACAGGAACAACTGCACAAAGACCATCAAGCCCTGTTGTTGGTGCGATGCGATGGAATACTACAATTAATGGCGCAGAAATGTATAACGGAAGTGGTTGGACTACTTATGTTTCTGGTCAATATGCCGTTTCTTATTTAATTGCTGCTGGTGGTGGTGGTGGAGGAAGTTCATCATCTATTGCTTGTGGAGGTGGTGGCGCAGGTGGTTTATTAACAGGAACATCTAATTTAACTCCAGGAACTGTATATACCATTACTGTAGGTGCAGGAGGTTCAGCTTCATCAAACAGTCGTGGTGCAACTGGTTCAAATTCCGTTTTTAATTCAAATACATCGCTTGGTGGCGGTGGTGGCGGTGGCGCAGGAAATGTTAATGGCGCATCAGGAGGTTCAGGAGGCGGTGGCGCACATCAAGGAAGTAGCGCATCTTCAGGAACTGCTGGTCAAGGTAATAATGGTGGCATTGGTTATGATGCAGGAGTTCCAAATGTCGCTGGTGGCGGTGGTGGCGGTGCTGGTGCTGTTGGGGCAAATGGAACATCAGGGTCTGCTGGTAATGGCGGTGTAGGGATTTCTTCTTCAATTACAGGTTCTGCTGTTTATTATTGCGGTGGAGGTGGTGGTGGTGGCGATACACCTTCAAATGGTTCAGGTGGTAACGGAGGTGGTGGTGGAGGAGGAAACCCTGGTACTGCTGGCACAGCCAATACAGGCGGTGGCGGTGGTGGCGCTTTTTATGCAACAAATAATGGTGCAAATGGTGGTTCAGGTGTTGTAATTCTTTCTGTTCCTACATCAAGTTATTCAGGAACTACAACAGGAAGCCCAACAGTAACTACTTCAGGCTCTAACACTATTATTAAATTTACTGCATCAGGCAGTTACACAGCTTAACGAGGAAAACATGGGACATTTTGCTAAAGTAGTTGATGGAAAAGTAACACAAGTCATTGTTGCTAAACCTGAGTTTTTTGACACATTCGTAGATTCATCGCCAGGCGCATGGATTCAAACTAGCTATAACACTCTTGAAAACAAACATACTCAAGGTGGCACTCCATTAAGAGGCAACTATGCTGGTATTGGGCATATTTACGATGCTACTAATGATGTTTTCTATGCCCCACAACCTTTTCCTAGCTGGACATTAAATCAAGATACTTGGACATGGGAAGCCCCAACACCAAGACCTGAAACACCAGCTATATGGGATGAAGCAACTTTATCTTGGGTAGCACTATGACTGTAATTATTGATGGAACTAATGGCATAACTCCAGCCCAATGGACTACTGCTGGTAGACCATCAAGCCCAACTGTAGGTCAGCAAGGTTGGAATACTACTCTTGTAGCTTATGAAATTTGGAATGGTTCATCTTGGCAAATTGTTGCTGGTGGCCCT